TCGATGGAGCTGGCCAACTGGCTGATACGAGGCTTCAACACACGCTCTGCGAAGTCATCCAATTGCATGGTCAATTCAGCAGAAGTGAAGTTGACACCAATGTGCTTTTGGCTGGCCACGGTCAAGGTGGTGAACTGCTCGTTGTCGTCTTGAACTTGCAAGGCGGCGCCGTCGGTCACCAAAGCGCGATCAGGCAGGCGAATACGCAGGGTCGAACCAATCTTGGCACCTTCAACAGCAAAGCTGTCGTCGTACTGACGGTTCACGTTACGGGTCAACACAAGGTTGTTTTCGAGAATCTCAAGCGCTTTGCGCGTGATCATGTCGATGGTTAAGATACTGTTAGCCATGGAAAAAATCCTTTAAAAATTTAGCGGTTTGCCTGCATCTTTTTCAACTGTCGGGCTCGTTCGGCATCAATCCACTCTGAGGCACTCATGGTCTTGGTAGACCGAGGATCAGTCGTGTCATAAGCCGGTGCTCCAGAGGAGCGAGCCGTCACGGGAGAAATCGGTGCTGGCGCAGACGTTGTTTTCTTGACCGGGGGCGCTGAAACCAATTTGGCCTCAATTTTCCCAATCTCTTTCGCCTGGCTCAAGGGCGTCATGCGTGAGATACGTTCCGCTTCTTTAGGGTTAGACCCGAGGTAGTACGCTAACTCAGGGCCAATTTCCGAAGACTGAATCGTTTCAGCCATCACGTTCGTAACTGGAAGTTTGGGGTTGTAGGCGACTTGTTCAAAATCGTCGTACTTACTCCGCGCTTCTTCCTCAAGATCGTGGTAGCTCTCAAGAACTTGCGACTGCTGCCTGGCTTGGTCACGCTTGGCGATCAGTTCTTCTGCCTTCTGGAGGGCCAATGCTTGCGCATAGGCTTCAGTAGACTCAAACTGGTCAGCGGATGCTGCCGGGGCTGCTTGTAGCGTCTGTTGTTCAGACTGACGCTGCGCTTGTTCTCGTTCCCACTTCCGTTGCTCTCTTGCAAGGCGTTTGCCGATTGCAGCGTCAAGTTCCTCTTGCGAGAATGTCTTGGCAGGCTGTGTCTCAGCTACTTCCGGCGTACTTTCAACAACTTCAGGTGCGGCCGTCGCATCCGTGGCTGGCGCGGAGTCTACTTCCGCTAGGTTTTGTTGGACTTCTTCAGTCATTTCAATGAATCCTAAGATTCCCCGGTGAACCTCACCGGTAAGGGTTTGTCAGCATTATGCTGGAATTTGGGCCGCTTGGTAAGCCGCAATCACTTTAGCCGTATGCACCGCAGCACAAATGGCTTTAACTTTGGCATCCTCGGCACTGTAATCGTCTCCAGGGGAGACTACATGGCGGTGGAATGTACCGCTGATTTGAGCGCCGTCTTCCATAATGGCAGTCTTGGTGCGTACTTGTACACAACCGTTTTCAAGAACTTCAATACGGTCAATAACTTGAGTTTTTTCTAAAGCCATTTTGATCTCCAATCAAAACCAAGAATCCAGTTGTCCGAACTGGTACGGATTTTTACAGATTTGGCATTGCAGTAAATACAGGGACTGGTGTCACTACTGCTACTCCCACAACAGTTGCATCTGCATTCGAGTCTATTGTAAAAGTTGTTCCCACAATTACTCTGATCTGTTTGGTTCCTGTTACACCAGCAATCGTAATGTAGTCTCCAACTTCAAACCCAGCAGCCGAAGCAACAACTAAACTTGTTGTTCCAGAAGTAATGCTTCCAGTTGTGGCTGCGGCAGTAAAAGTTCCAGTAACCGTACATTTCCAACCAACTGGGCTTCCAACTGCGGGGTATATGTTATAAACTGTATCGCCAATTTCCCATGATGAATTACTGTATTGGACAACGGTTGGTTCTTCAGGGCCATACCATACTTTTCTTTTGTTAATTCTGTGCGGGTATGCACCAGCGCCTTGTGCAAAACTTCTTGTAAATGGAAATACGTTAACACCAGGATTTAGAAGATTAGGGTCAAACGTATTGTTTTCCATGTAGAATTTTATATTTCTACCCGTAAAAGTTGAGTTAATTGCGGTTAACATATCTGTAAAAATATTGTCTTTAACTTGAACAATATAACCACCGTTGTCTGTCCCACCAATAGCCAAGCCAAGACCATAAGTAACTACTTGGTTATCTTCAATGAATAGTGGCCCTGGATTTGTGCCTTGCTCTACGTTAATTGCCGCTTGAATTTTGTCGTTTTGACCAAGAAAAACCCTGTTTCCTTTAATTGTTAAATTGCTGCCTGACGCCGTAATGCCAAGTCCATTAGCGGCTGGTGCATTTACGGCAGGGTTTCTGATTAAATTGTTGCGTATTTCAATGCTATTAGCTTGGACAACTTTAATCATTGCAAAACTGCCAATCGCTGTTAAAGCACCGCCATCAACAATGTTGTCCGCAATTATTCCATTTGTTCCACTTGCGCCGCTAATGATCAAATTTTCAATACCAACGCCACCAGTTATTCCAACAACAATATTTCCACGCACAAGGTAATTGGTGACATTGCCGATTTCAATAACATTTCCAGATTGAGCAGCCGTAGCATTTTTTGATATAAAACAATCGATGATGCTGTTGTTATCGCCATCGTCAATGGAAAACATTGAGTCGGTTCCACCGTTTGAGGTAGTGTTTATTGATTTGCAATTGCTGATTGTGCTGTTTGGGCCTTGTATTACAACACCAGCCTTGCAATTATAAAAATAGCAGTTCTCAACAACGGTTTCAGTACAGAATGGGCGGCTTATAACTGGAACGCCTTGTTGTCCAGCAACATACAGAGAGTCATAGAAATCGCAGTTAAGAACACGCAAATTAGAGACATTGTTGTTGTTGCCCCAAATAAATTGGGTAGACCGATCATAGTTGCCTTGGTGAAAATTACCGTTAATGAAGGTGCAGTTGTTAGCGGTCACCGCAAACATTACGGGATAAAGCTCATATTCAGAGCCAGTTATGGGTACATTGGTAACAGGGTCAATCGGCTCATAAGTGCTTTTAAATGCCATGTACTGTTTGTTTAAGTCAAACACTACATCGGCAGAACTTGCAATTATTGTGTTAGCAATCACATATTCACCTGGAGGAAAATAAACAGTTCCACCATTAGAGGCCAGAGAGTTTATTGCCGCTTGAATAGCACCAGAGTCATCCGCAACACCATCACCAACAGCGCCAAAGTCTTGCACATTGACAACTGCGCCAGCAATCATTGAATTGGTTACTTTTGTGAGGGCCATTTTTATTCCTTGTTTTCCAACGTGGCTACTTTTTCACTGCCCAACATCTCTTTTACTTTAGCTAAAACATCAGTAAGAGATGTTTTTCCATAAGGAAAACTGTTGTCATGTATAAGGTCAGTAACGCCAAGTTGACCGTTAACTTCCCAATAAACACGCATTGCGGGTTTTCCGTTGTTATGTGGGTAAATTTTTGTTGAGATGATTTTCCACATAAAAATCCTTAAACTTGGTACGTTCCAGAAAACTCAAAATAGGTTGAATTTGCAAATACAGCATTTGCTGTTTGATTGGTTGCTGAGGCAATTACATTGCTTTGGCAGGTAATCGTTGTCCCATTAATATTTAAATTCATGGATGAAACAGCGGTTGCGCTTCCACCAAAACTAGGAACAGCGCAAACAGCACCGCCAAGACCAGAGGCTTGTGTATATGGCAAACCTGTAATTTGTGTTGTGCTACCAGTTCCAATTGCGTTGATATAAAGAATACCTTGAAAATTAACAATTCTTCCAATTTTTGTATACCTGCCGCCTTGTGCAAGGTATGTGGTGTCCCCACCCAATGATGGTGTCCATGTGCCTTCTTCATAGTCAGCTAGCAATTCACTGGTCATGCCAGCAGGGTGGCTAGTGATAGAAAAGTCAACACCTTTCCCTGATGTGCCGATGATTAAATTGCCATTGTCAATCCGAATATTACCGCCAACAACATCTAATTTTTCTGTTGGGCCAACTGTTCCCACACCTACACGACTGTTTGTAGCGTCTGTGCATAAGAGGTTAGCATCTGTGTCGCCTTCAATCCGCACGTTAAAAATAGCACCGATCTCGTTAATCACAAGATTGGTTGTGCCAATAATCATTTTTTCTGTCAATGCACCAGCAGTTGCAGTCTCAAAGTGAAGCTGGCCTTGTTCAGCACCAGAGGTTGGGCTAAGAATAGAACCGTGAAATAAAGCATAGGCTTGTTTATTGCCTGCTGAATCTTCACCATTGAACTCAATTTCACCCAACGTGTCAGATGCCGCCGGACTTGCTGAATCTCTGTATAACTCCAGTAATGGGGCGGCGGCTGCACCAGCGTCTGTTGACGTTAGGGTCATGCCCAAAGCATCAAAAGATCGACCAGCGGTTAAATTGGCAACTGAAACTTGTTTTGTAGTGCTGGATTGAACAATAGGCAGAACTTCAGTGCCCGCAAGTGGAACGGTGGACGCGGGTAGCGCTGAGATTTTGGTGTCGGCCATGATGATTCCTTATTAGGTGTACAAAATTTCAATAATAGAAGTAATTGGCGGGGCTTGACTAAATGTTAGCGTGCCGTTTGCAACAGAATATGTGTTTCTATTTTGGTATACGCCGTTGATGTACACATCAACTACAATTCCTGAAACTGCGTACGCAACTGTTGAACCGTTTCCTGTGTAATTTATTACCGAAGTAGAACCCGATCCCCGTATGTTGTCATACGTTGCGATAAGCACATCTGTTGACGTATACAAAGCAAATTTATATGACACTGCGGTCAACCAAATTTCACCCCCTGGCACTCGGCCTGCGGAATCCAAAATGATTGGATTGGTGTGCGCTGTTACGCCGCTAGAAGATGTATACGTAACCTCAGGTGTAGTTGTGCCAGCCGCATAAGAGTACAGTTTGCCCCCAGACAAAATTACGCCACTGTTGGTGAAGAACTGGGCCGCAGCGCCGCCCACAGGGGAAAGAAAGACGGCCATTTAGGTCACTCCAAAAGAATCAAACCACCGTCCTCTTGGACGAGATTGTCATTGTTTTCGCACAACAAATTGCCGATAATGATCTCGGCATGCTTTCCAGAAACCAGCGTGGCAATACCGCCAAGACCAATGGCTACTGCGTTGCGAAGAGCGACACCAAAGCTCATTGCTTGTTAATCGGTTTGCAGTAGATCGCGCCGTCATCCGCAATGCGAATGGCACTTACGCGGAAAGGAGCGCCAGTGCCCATAGGCAAATAAAACGGGATCGGGGTGTATGCAGGAATCGGCGTGCTGCCAGTTGTTGCAACAGCAGCAGGGCCAATCTCTACATAGCAAGGGGTTGTTGACCAAACCATCACGCCTTCAGGGCCAGAACCCCAATCAGCAGTATTGCCCGCAGAACCGCTGTAGGACGCGGTGCGGCCAGGAAAACCAGTTTGTGATAGCGGATTCAAAAGTTCCATGATGCGTCCTTATGCCAAAAAGCGGAGTTTGTACAGAGTGCGAAGATAAATCTCAATGATGTTGTCAATGAGCTGCTGCAAAGATGAGTCGGATTTGTCAGCCACTTCATACCGGCAGTCTTCAATTTCTTTCAATGAGTCTTCCAAAAACTCAATGATGTTAGCCGTCTTCTTTGCCGAATGCAAAGTAATTGGCCCCATCAAGCCATGCCGGCCTTGATAGGCTTCAGCAAAATCATCCGCCGCGCCAATAATTCGGTCGTAGAAGATGTTGAGCGCCACATGCTTGGAGTAGCTGCGGGTGTTCAGATGCACTGAATGCGCTACGTCCCGCGCCAAAAACAATAGACCTAGAAAATCACACGCTTTCATTGTGGCATCCCTTGTTGTTCGGGCATCATCTGTTGAGGCATCATTTCGGGCATCATTTCATTCTGATCCCGACCAGGCATTTCATTCACCAGGTCTCCTGATGTGATCATCCCGTGGACAGTACCCAAGACTATATCTTGAATTTGCTCTGGTGACATGCTGGCCTGCACTTGGGCCAAGCGCTTGGTCTCAGCCTCATACGCCTTGACTTGGGCCTCAAAGTCTTTGCGCTCCATGTCTTGCGCCTCAATAGACTTGCCAACATTTTGGATCATCTGGTGCATCTGCTCCATCTCTTGACCCATGGCCTGCATTTGCTGCTGGGCCGCTTGCAATGCTGGATTGTCCTCGCCATCTGACATGAACTTGGGATCAATGGTCTTGGCAAAGCGCTTGGACATTTCCTGTGCGCCTGGCCAATCCATGTTCTTGACAAACAGGTCACCGGCCACAGCCCACAGTTGAGGGTTGCCTTGCAACAGTTGTGCCATTGCTTCCAGTGCCTCTTGACGTTTGGTCGCGTAGCCTGGGCCAGTGATTGCCACCACGTCGTATTTGCCAACGCCGGGGTTGTAGATTTTCTCGATCACAATCCCGCGCTCATCCATGATCTTGTTGACCGGCTGCTCTTGCTCCGGGTTGATCTTGATCATCTTGGTCTCGCCATCTTCACCGATGATGCGAGCGATGCGCTGGGTGTCGTAAATCTTGGGGATCAAGTCCACCAGTTGGCGGGCCACATGGCGCACACCGCGAGCCAGGTTGTCGCCGTAGTGGTATGTGCCCACATCGCCTTCGCGTTGGCGCGCCAGAATGGCTTTGCCCGAACGCTCGTTGGAACCCATGCCCAAACTGGCGTTGTATTGGCCTGTGGTGCTCTTGATGTCTTCAGACGCGCCTGCCTTGGCCTGCAATAGGCCGCTGGAAGCCATTGGTGGCTGGGCCCGCTGGGGTAGTGGCAACATGCCGCCTTGGCCGTCTGTAACGTCTGGATTGACTTCCAAATACGGCCAATTCTGCGTGTTGGCGGTTTTCCAGTTTGTTTCATATCCCTCAAACTGGCCACCGTAGCCAATGAACGGGGCTTTGGGTGCCAAGGCCAGCATCTCAGCCTCTTGAGACACCCAGTAGTTGTACATGCGCTGGGCGTCTTTGGCGTTGCGCACCAAGCCCGACACGTACAAACGACCATCCACCTCAAATTCATTGCCCACAATGCGGATCACGGGGATGTACTTGCCCGCCCACTCGCGTTCTTCAAGGATTTCATACCCGTTGATCTTGCAATATTTGACTTTTTGGCGGTCAGATTGGCGTGACTTCTTGGGCTTGCCGTAGATTGCCCGCAGTTGCTTGTCCTCGGGCGTACCCTCAAACGCCGTGGCGTTGCCGGGGTACAGGTTCAACGTTTCGGGGTCAAAGTCAATGTAGTAGTAATCCGCAATGCGGACTGTGTCTTCATTGAGCCAGTTGCTGATTGACTGATCGCCTACACCCAGCGATTGCAAGGTGGTGATGGGCGAAGCGTCTGGGTACATCCGCTCAAACTCGGCCTTGGTCAAGTCTTCAGTGACAAAGCAATACTTGGCGTCCGCGCCGGTTGGGTCTTGGATGGTTGGATCCATGTAGACCGAAAAGGAGTTGCGCACACGGCCAATCTTGATGTCTTGGTCAAACGTGTTGTCGTCGCAATACTCGGTCAGCAGGCGAAGGTAACCTTCGCCGTAAGAAACTTGGTTTTCGCAGGCAGTGTCGTAGGCCACGTCAGCGTCGCTGATGTACTCAATGTGCCGAATCATGCCGTTGAAAATGTCGGCCACTTCCACGTCGGCGTTGTCGTCCACCGGGATGACCTTGGCGCCTGGCCGGTTCTGGCGCTGGTCGTTGGTGACCTGCCTAACGTGTTGAGGCAACTTGTTGATCGTCAGACACGGGCGGGCGTTAATCGTTTGACCCTGCACCGCGCCACGAGTGGCCAGTACATCCGCCGGCCACTGCCAGTGGTTGTCAGGCGAGCCGGCATAAAAGCGCAGGTCGTCGATCTCATCTTCGCGGCTCTCGGCAAGCGCGGACACCGCCATATCCAGCCTAGCACGGGCTGTGGCCAGGATGTCAGACGCGCTTTTCTTGGGTTTACCGCCTTCGGCCACTGCGCCAGCAGCCGCAATGCCTGTGAAGTCTGCCATTATTTGATCTTGTTAAGGACTTTGTCCACCGTTGCCTTGACATTATTGCCCGATGGAATCGTGGCATTGCAGTTGGCAGTGGGTGAACGGGTCTCTTTGTTGCGGTCAGGCATACCGCCGCCCGACATTTTGGGTTCGCGGCTGTTCAATTTGGCAATGGGTGCAAGAGTTTTCATTTCTTTCCTTTCGGGGCTGCACGTTTGACTGCATACGCAATGGCCACGGCCTGCTTGACGGGCTTGCCCGCCTTGACCTCGGCCTTAACGTTTTTGCGGAATGCTTCGGGGGATTTGGATTTGACAAGCGGCATGTTACTTCTTCTTGGCCGTCTTAGCCGATTGTTTAAAATCTTTGGCGGTAGGCGCGCCAGGTGAGCCAGGCTTCCTCATCTTCTCTTTAGAGCCAGCGGCGATACGTGCCTGTTTTGCGTGAATATTGGCATACAAGCCGGGTTTGGTAGCCATGTCAACACTTCCATCTTTTAAGAGCTGCTTTAGCGCGTTCGCCGTCTTTGGCGTTGGCCGCTACGGCGCCCATCCTTGCACAAAATGAATCTTTGCGGCCTTGGTCTGCCTTGGTCTTAGGGTTGGGTGCTGGCGCCTTGAGGTTGGAGCCTGTGGCGGCGTTGTACTTAGCGCGGCCCTTCTCAGTCAGACCCGCGCCTTTGGACACCGGCAACTTTTCGCCGCGGCCAACTGAAAGTGATACGCCCTTCTTTTTCATGCGCCCATCCATCCTGTAGACACTGCGCTACCGTAGCTTCTAGCGGTGCGCTTGGGTTCGGCATACTCACGATGTGCCACTGAAAAGGCAAATGTGACGCATATAGCGTCAGCAGCGTCGGGCGAGGCAAGACCGCGAGCTTTCATTTCCTTTTTGCTTTCCAAGAAGATCGTTCCACGTGAGTCAGGCTTCATCATAGGCGAAATCAAGTCCGTCTTCAAGAACCTGTCGCTAGGGATACTAGCAGATTTCAGCCATTCTCGCATATCTCCCCACATCTGCGCGCGCATATTACCGTACATGATCGGGTTTTTGGCTTTATTTCCAAAGTTTATGCCCTTGATCTTGTACCGCTGCTCTTTCAGCCTGTCCACAATGCCGGCTCCCAGGCCACCCTCATCAATGACCACCAACGCCGGCTTGAACTCTTCAATCGCCTCGATCACATACCCCACCACCGTCATGGTGTCGTCGCCCCTGTGGCGAATAATCTTGACAATATCGCGTCCCTGGCGCACAGCAATCACCGTTGCATCGGCGCCAAAGCGTGCAGGGTCCACACCAATGATGATGGGGGCCGACTGATCCTTGTACTTATCCCTTTTCATCGCATCATCCACAATATTGGACGAAATAAACTGGTCGTCCCCCTCCGAGGGGAACATGCCATACACCTCAACGTGCGCTTGGCTCGAGTCTGGACCATACTCATCAATGATGTTTTGGTACACCGCCTTATCAGTGCCCTCTACCGTCCTGGCGTCCACCACCTTACTGGTCCAAAAGTCCCGCTTACTGTTAAAACACTCGTAAAAGTACCCAGTATTTCGCCGGGGGTTGGAAAAAGCCAACCAAAGGCGATTTGGCGTGTTTTCTGTGAAAAAGCCCGCGGTCACAGACCAGATCGCATCATCAATACCAGACGCTTCATCAAAGATAACTAGCACCCCGTCATGGTTGTGGACCCCGGCATAAGAATCTGGGTTTTCTGCTGACCACAACCTGCCCTCAACCGCCCAATACCGAGTGCCCTTGCGCAAGTCCTTCTCCACCAGCTCAGTCAACCAACCAGCCGGCGCAACCTTGGTGGCCGAAACCTCAAACCAGTGACTATTAATAGTCATGGCCAACCACTTGGTAATCTCAGCCCAAGTCACAGCTCGCAATTGGGCCTCGCTGTTGGCCGAAATAATCGTTGTCGAGCCAATGCGAGTCGATAGCATCCAAATAGTCAGCCAGGACACCAATGCAGACTTGCCAATGCCCCGGCCAGACGAGATGGCGTGGCGCAAAGTCTCAAAGTTAATAAGCCCCTTTTGGCGCTTAACGTGCTGGGCGATCTCGCGCAAGACCTCGCGCTGCCACTTGCGTGGTCCAGAGAAATGCTGCAGGGGCGTGTTCTCTTTACCCCAGGGAAATGCAAACAAAACAAAAGCCTCTGGATCGTCAGCAATTGCCGGGCTCCACAGAGTCGCCATCAACTCCTGCTCATCTTCGGGTTTGTAAATCGTGGTTTGCATTTATCTAGCTATCTGATAGAATCGGGACATGAAATTATCACCTATTGTCAACACCGACACCAAAATGCCAGCCAAAATGCTCGAGGCTCTTGGCCTGCATGAAACGCGCTGCGTCGTCACCGGCGTCAAATTTGTGACCGAAGAGTCGGTCAAAGCATTCTTGACTGATCGATATGGCGAAAAGTTGGCCAACACTTTTGATCCAAAATTTTTGTTTAGTAGCCAAGACGCTTGAGCAGCTCATTGGTAATCACACCAGAATAAGGCTTCATCTGCAAAGCCCTTAAATCGGTCTGCCTTGGGTTTGTTGGGTCTGGTATTCCCCTGGCCTTTGCCACTTCTGGCAACAATTCAAAAATATTGCGGTTTTCAGCCAAAGTGCCCAATCCCTGACCAGGCACGCCCCGCGGATATGACGGGTGGCCAGATTGCATCACCATAGGAGTGCCAGCAAATATCTCGCCAATATTTTGCACACCGCCTTCTTGCGCAGCCAACTGCGCAGGGTCAGAAACCGCCAACCTGGCACCGCCAATATTTAAACCGCCAGTATCTCTAAAATCTACGTCCATCATCTGTTTAATGGCCTTGCGCGTTTTGTCCGGCGCATCCCTAAACTGTTGAACACTTGTCGGGTCAGATACACCAGACCACTCAGGAATAAACTTCTTAATCGATCTGTCCAAACTTCTTTTTTGGCCCTTATTCATCGCGCTGTCAGCGTAGGCCAACATGGTTTCGCCCGTCATAGCCGCAAAATCCCCACCAGTTGGCGCCATGCGCCAAGGCAAATAAATCGGATTTTGTCCCGTCGCCTGCTTAATCTCCGCAGCGTTTTCCATAATCTTTCTAACCGGCCCTTGCGCAGATGCCCAAACCTGGCCAGGATTGTTAAACATATAATCTTGCCCGCCCAACAACTCAACCGGCCTGTTAAATTTTACGTTGTCAATGCCAGTTAAATTACCGCCAGCCGCGGTGCGGTCAGCCATGCTCGTAATAAACGGCCTGCCAGCAAACTGATCCAATGACACCGTTGGCGCAGTTACCACATTTGGGTTTAACTGAATATCACGGGTCATTGCTTGCAGCCTGGCCTGCTCTTGGACCCTGGGGTCATACCGCGGGTCAAAAGCTCCAAACCCGCTACGGCCACCAGGCGGGACCGCAAACATAGGCTGCGGCGTTATCGCGCCAAGCAACGTGCCCGGCCTTTCTCCCATCATCGCCGCATTCAACTCCTCACCAGCCAAACGTCCGGCCTGCTTAACAGTTGCACCCCCAGCCAACGCAGCCTGCCTAACCAACCTCGCTGCCTGCAACGCTTCAGCCGGTGTCATAGGCGCCAAAGCACCAAGCTGAGCTGCCGCCTGCTGGGCCGGACCTCGAGGCGCCAGGGGGAGAGTTTTAAGTAGCTCTTGTGAACCATACGGCACCTGGGGCTGGGGACCGTAGTCCACCTGGCCAAACATCTCCATAGGCATTGGGCTGCGCACTATATTGGCTATGTCTGACGGCATACCAGCGGTTGCTGCAAGCCTGCCTCTGAGTGCTTGCACCGGCATCTCGAGCGCCGCCTGCGGGTCTTGGTACATCCTGTTGCGCCTGATCTGCGGATAGTAACCAAACGCAGCTCCAAGCTCGTTTTGGTTTGGGGGCGCCAGGAAGTTAAAGCTAGTGGCCATGATCGTTAGTGGTTCGTTGGCATAAGGCGATGGTAATTGATTTTTTAAAAAAATAAAAATAAAAATGTTTGTGAATGCACCGTTCCTGTGACCCTTCGCCGCCGGCCCTACCCGGCCCCCCACCGCGGCGGGGCGGTAGCCATGGGCGCCTGGCCGGCACTTATCCACAGGGCCAGACCTTAGTTGTTCATTTCAGACTGTGAATAACTGCCCTAACCGCGCATCAGTCTGTATAACCTGTGCGCAACTGGAAAATAACTTAACATAATGGATAATGTACGTAGTAGAAACAGACGTAAGCATTCACTCTGCTTTTTGGGGGGGCGCGTGCGCGTAGTTCACAAAAATCTATGCAAAAAGCGCATAACCCTGCCTAATCTGTCCCCAGTTTGTCCTTAACTTCAACATCAACGACATTGCTATCGTCCATCAGTACGCGTTGCTTGGCTTCTTTCAAGGCATCCATGACGCTAATTCGGTTATCTGTAACGGCAACATCTATGCGATCCCCGTAGACCTTGGGTTTCAACTTACTGGCCACCCATTTACGCGCATCAACCTGCATTCGCTTCTGTTGTACCCAAGCGCTCGCTAACGGGCCTTCTAAGCCATCTGGCATCTGTTCATCAGCCAGCTCGAGAATCTCTTCAGCCAAGCGGTCTGCGCGGCTTTCGAGGGCTTTCTCGTACATTCCCCGAAACTCAGGGTTGTTCTTAATCATCAACATGACGCAATGGTAGGAAGGCATCCCATCATTGGATTTAATCACGCTGCTTAAACTCTTGCCTTCTGCGATCTGCTGACACATTACCCCCCAGCATGGGTTATCAATCCCAAACACAACAGGCCGACCGCCAGGGTGCTTTTGCACTGCCAAGTTTTCAGTCACTTGTAAACTCCCAAAAAAGAAGGTACTCACACCGATCTGGTGCTTTCCCCAAAGAGTGCGGCAACTGCAAAGTAGCGCACACCGTCATGCTATCACCTCAATCTCAACTTGGTAAACCTTAACACCACCAGGTCGCTGGAAATACTGCCAATCGATCTGCTTATGGCCATCATCAACGCCAAGCCAATCAGAGACGCCATCCCTGACTGCTTTAAACGCCGACTGCAGGTTATCCCCATCTAACGGCCTGGGCGCCACCCTGGTGAGCACAATGGTGCAAGGCGGTGCTGGTGGTGCAGCCAAACCAGCCAGTGCATTGAACGCGCTTTGCCGGTGCTTTTTCGCCAACTTAGCCTTAACTGCCCAATGCAACCTTAAGTTCGCAACCGACAAAATCTTCAACGGCAGGCAAACTTCAATCATTGCCATGCCCTGTTTCCCGCTTTCCCCATTTCCCGCCATCCTGGTCCATCCGGCCCATCCGGCATCCGAACCATCCTGGGTATATATACCCAGGAGGAAGGATTCGGATGATTGCCGGGGTGGGAACCCGGATGGTTTCGGATGACTTCGGATGATTCGGATGATGATTCGGATGCATCCTGATTTATCCGATTCGGATGGTTTCGGATACTTTCGGATGGTTTGGATGACTCCGATAACCCCCATCAGCCTCAACCACCATGCCCTTAGCAATCATACTTTTGACTACTTCCCAAAATCTATTGTTCTTCACGTTGTGTTCCTTGGCTGACTCCCGCCATTCGTCGTAATTGACTGCACTGGTCTGTTGATCGGTTGCCCGTTTAAGCTCGAGCATGACCAGGCATTCCATAACCCGCTTTTGGTTTGGTGACAGATACGTCTTCTTTTGTACCTGGCTGACCAGGCCGCTGATGTCAACGCTGGTCAGGTACGCGCCCTTGACCGCCAAGTTGTGCTTGTCCATGATCGGCAGGTCGATCTGGGTGATCTGGAAATTTTTGGCCGCGGGCATTTCCGCGTCTTTCATCTTCTTGGACTCAAACTGGATGGTCTTGGAGCCTGAGTCCAGCGCTACCTTGTACTCGGCATCCAGGGCACCGCGCAGGGCCGTTGATCCCCGGCTGCGCTCCTTGTCCATGGCGCCTGAGTGGTGGACAACTAGCACGCAACACTTCCATGGTTGGCGCAGGTATGTGTCCAGGTGCTGGATAAAGGCATTCATGTCTTGGGTGCTGTTTTCGTCGCCCCCCATGTTTCTGGCCACCGTGTCGATGATGATCATGCTTGGTACGCACCCAGCATCTGCACTGAGCTGCTTGACCGACTCAGCCACAATGGCCGCTTCGGTGCTGTCGTACAACTGAGCCGCCCGGTGGCTTTTGTACAAGGGCACGCCGGCCAGGCTGATGCCGTTGCCCAGTTCCCACGCCTTGAACCGCCTAGCCAGCCCGTTGTGCCCCTCGCCAGCAATATAAAACACCGCACCCTGCTGTACCTGGTGCCCATGCCATGCGACGCCTGTGGCCACACAGCAGGCGATGTCGATGGACACAAAGCTCTTGCCACCGCCTGGGTCACCAAACACCTGGGCCAAGCTGTCGCCCTCGATGTAATCATCCACGATCCACTTGATCTGGGTTAGCTGCAGGCTGTCTGCTCTCGAAAACTCAAACGCCAGCTTATCCTTAACTGGTCCCGCTACGCGCTCAATCTGGTCCTTGACCGCTTCCAAACCCTGTAGGCAGTGCAGGTCATTAAAGTCTGTTGGTTTGGATAGCAAGTCAGACTCCGCAAAATTTGGATAAACAATCTCGCCAAAGACAAGCGACGCTGCAGCTCTTCCCTTCGTCACCCCAGGGTTGCCCTCTGTGAACTGGTCATTGTCAGCACCAATCACGATCCTGGCGCCAGGAAACATCTCTTTCGCGCTCTTGGCCACCTTGGCCAGGTTGCCACAATCAAACGCCACCAACACCGTGTACCCCGTCGCCTCATGGATGCTCGCGCAAGTGGCAAACCCCTCGCCAACAAAGATCACCTTGCGGTTACCGCGCAACTCATAGAACCCACCCTCAATCTTGCCGCCCTTTAAGAACCGCTTGTTGCCATCAGCATCAATGGTCTGGTAACTCAGTATCTCCCCAGCCTGGTTGATCACCGGCACCACCAAGCGCCCAGCCCGGTCAATCTTGATCCCATAAGGCCCAATGCGCTTCCTGACCAGGTATGGATGGTCAGCACTAGCATCTGTGTACGTCCCGACCTCTTCTTCTGCCTTCTCTGCAGCCACCGCTTGTGAGGCACTTTTCTCAGCCTCGCGCTTGGCCTTGAACTCTGCCACCCACTTATCATGCTCGAGTCGCTCGCTAAACGTCATTGACCGTCCAGTTTCTGCCACCCACTTAGACTCAAATGTTGGCTCTTTCCAGCAGCCACACACACCCACAGGAATCTTGCCCCCAGTGTGCAAGATGTACCAACCGTCCACCGCACCCTTCTTGCTCGATATATGGGGCACCCGGTGAATCTCACCATCAGCAATCAACTCTTTGATCACCAGGCCAGACACCTCACAGTGCCGGCGAAAGCCCTCAACAGGGTTAACCAAATCTTGCGAGTCTGTGGCCACCGCAAAGCCATTAGGAAAAATGCTCGATAAACTGCTCATGCTTGTGCCTCCACCAACTCTGGCCATATAGACTTCCAACTGCCCTGGCACAGCATCTTGCGAGTGATCTTGCCCCCACTCTCTTGCTCTATGCGCACAGCCTCCCAGGCAGACATCTCTCGACGCCCACTCAGGCACTGGTATAAGTACTGTTCATTCATGCCGACTTTTTCTGCCAGTGCTCGGCGCTCATCTGGTGCGATTTGTGTGTTCATAGGGCACTGAGTCTAGCACCGCGCTCTAACGCCTAAGGATAAGCGGTAACCCTATTAGGGTTTAAAGATTGAAAATAATCTAGCGGTATGCTTGTTTGCTCTAGTTTTTTGCTAGAATTCTGGTCATGGGCAGGGAAATAGGCTCTCTGACCATCACGCCAATCACGGCCAAACAGGAGTAAATGAAATGACAAACGCAACACAAACCAGCCGCAACGAATCCATGTACGGCTTTGCAGATATTGACTCTTACATTGAGTCAGTCAAAGATTCCATCACCTACAAATTTACCGGCGCCAACATGGTGGTCGCCGGCCTGATGTCAGACGCACAAGAACTGATGTCATTTGGCGACACTGAACGCGCTCGCCAAACCCTCAACGTTGCCAAGGCCGTCTTGTTCCAGATCATGGATGGCAACCTCATTGGCACCGTTGAGCGCAAGTAAACCAACCGGGGCCACGGCCCCGCACAACCTTGAAAGCAAAACATGAAACAAAAATTTCTTGACATTTTTACCGCCACCGCCATTGGTGTTGGCCTGGCTGCGTTGTTGGTTGCATGGTGGTCAGCATGAACGCATTCCCCAACCCCCATTTGACCGATCAGCTTGGCATGTCGTTAACAGACTACATGGCTGCTAAAGCTATGCAAGCCTTTTTGTCAGATCCCGAATGGCGGCAAGAAATGGATTTAAATGAAACTGCTTTTGCTGCATACAGAATGGCAGACGCAATGCTGAAAGCAAGGGGACAAGCATGACCGACCTTCAAGATTTCTGCCAAGAGCCGCGCACCATGGAAGAACTGGTTAACGCTGGCTTTACCCTGCACCAGGTCTACAACGCCGTCAGGCGCCGTGAACTGTGCAACACCAAGGCAACAGACGACTGGGGCCGCAAGCTCCGCGGCAAGGGTCTGTACCTGTCCACCGTCACCCCCATCCCTTATAACGCCGCTGCACTGGTGGCGGCTTGGAGCACACAACCATGAGCATCTCACCGCCGTGCCCCGAGGGGTTGCTTGAGGTCAACCTTGACTGTGAAGGTGTCGAGCTAACCTGTTTTTTTGATTACATCCCTGCAGAGTTTGGGTCAACCGACTCCATGGGCTTACTCTATGAGCCTGACCGAGTTGCAGAATGTGTGCTTGTTAACGCTTACGTTGGTGACGTTGACATTGGCCATCTGCTTTTGCAATACCTGGTGGACAACTTGGAAGCCGCCGCCCTTAAATACACAAAGGAGTAAATGATGGATGGGCAAGATAAAGGTGTATGGCAAGACATGGTGCTGTATTGGGCATGGCGCGAAACGCCTACGGGGCAACCATTTCATGCGCCGCCAACAGTTAAACGACGAGACTATGTGCAGGCCGGCGGCATGACCATCTGCGCGGGCGTGTGGGACAACGATGTGTATACGCCATTGCACAGCAAAGAAATAGATCGGTTAAGTAAATGATGAATAAATTAACTAGCGTTGCAGAAGTTAGCTTCATAGGTGACAGCGTTGAAGACGCCGCGCCGTCTGGCGGCGTGTTGTACCCGCCCTATGAAGCGCGGCCTGCAAACGACAACAACCCAAACGGGTGGTGGTTTGTGGCCAACAATGCGTTCAACACGCTGTCGTTCAGATCGAAACGCGGCGCTAAATTTACAGACAAAGAAACCGCGCTGGCAATCGTTGAGAAATGGAACTCATTGCCCAAGGGCACAAAGTTTGACATACCGCCTGACCCGTATGTCGCACCGCAATACGGCCAGCTAACGGACGCGCAGATGGCCAAGTATGTGCGCAGCAAGCGGTTGGTGGGAGATCGTTGGGTGTCGCCTATTGTTTTGCCTGGTGGCCCGCAAAGCGGCGATGCAATTGATGCTTATGAAGAAGGAGTAATGTAATGACAATAACTGAACTGACCGCCGCCCTTAAAGTGGCCAAGGCCGCTGAAGACGCAGCTAAACAGGACCGCTTGGCCATTGAAGCTAAGATGGTCGCCCTATTTGCAAAACCAGCATCTGGTGAAGGCACCCACAATGATGAAGATTTCAGCATCACCTGGAAACTCAACCGCACGGTTGACACCGACAAGTTGAGCGCAGCCTTTGACCAGTTGCCGGTCAACGCCCAGCGAGCATTTCGCTGGAAGGCTGAGGTTGAACTTAAAAACCTCCGAGCTTTGTCCGAACTTGACCCAGTGGCTTACTCTGCAGCCGCCCAATTCATCACCAGCAAACCCGCAAAACCATCCATCACTTTGAAAGACGAAAATGTTTGACCTCAAGTCCATATCCAAGACCCGCCGTGTTCGCGCCCCCAAGATTGTCATTGTTGGCCAGGGCAAGATCGGCAAGACAACTTTTGCAGCCATGGCGCCCAACGCCATTGGCATCCTGACCGAAGACGGCGCCGACGCTGTTGACGCCAATGCCTTTCCTTTGGCGTCAAGCCTGGCCGAGGTTTACGCAGCCATTGAGACCCTGATTAGCAGCGAGCATGACTTCAAGACGTTGTTTATCGACTCGCTGGATTGGCTCGAGCCCATGGTTCAAGACTATGTGTGCAAGCAAAACAACTGGAAGAACATCGAGGCGCCTGGCTTTGGCAAGGGCTACGTGGCTGCAGCCGAGGAGTGGCGCAACCTGTTGTCTGGCCTGGAAGTGCTCCGCGCTCAAAAGAGCATGGGCATTATCTTGATTGCGCATGACAAGATCAAGCGCATTGAAGACCCGCTGACCGAGGGCTATGACTCGCACGTCTTAAAGCTCCATGACCGCGCTGCCGGCCTGGTGCTCGAGTGGGCCGACGTGGTGGGCTATGCTGGGTATCGCATCTTCACCAGCAAGACCGACGCAGGCTTTGGCAACAAAGAAACTAAGGCCACCACTACTGGCGAGCGCATTTTGCACGTCGAACCCCATCCGGCTCACTGCGGTGGTAACCGCTTTGGCCTTACCAATATGCAGCTTGATTGGGCTGCATTCCAGGCCGCGTTGTCCGCAGCGCAGTCCTGATCCTCAATCCAACCATCAACCTTTAGGAAACACAAAATGGCACACTTTTCTTTTGACGCATCCATTGTTGCACCCCAAGCACCCACCGGCCCAATCCCTGCCGGCGTTTATCTGGCCCATTGCATTGAGTCTGATGTCGGCCCATTGAAGTCCGGCAACGGCACGGGCTTGAAGATGACTTTTGAAATCTTGGATGGCCAGTACAAAAACCGCAAAGTCTGGGAAAACCTTAACATCCAACACACCAGCGAGGAAACCCAGCGCATCGCGCAAAGCCAACTTTCAGCCCTTTGCCACGCCGTCAACGTGATTAAGTTGGAAGACACTGCTGCCTTGCACTTTAAGCCGGTCAAGATCAAGGTGACTGTGCGCGAGGCCCAGGGCCAGTACCAGGCAAGCAACAACATCAAGGGTTATGAGTCCGCTGGTGGAGCTGCTCCATCGTTTGTGCCGGCCCCCGCTGAAGCTGCAGCCCCCGCTGCCCCCCCCGCGGCATCCAAGACCCCCGCCTGGGCTAGGAAGTAAACCATGGCCGCAGTCCCACAAGCTGTTGTGGACCCTGTGGCCGACGCCATCTTTGCCCATTACAAGGCAAAGTATGGCGCCGAGTCCCAGCGCCCCTACCTTGGCGCCAGTGCCATTGGCAAGCCCTGCTTGCGCCAGCACTGGTATTCTTTTCGTTGGTCTAAGCCGGCAGAGTTTTCTGGCCGTCTGTACCGGGTTTTTCAGTCCGGTCATTTGCAAGAGCCAAGGGTCTATGCCGACCTCAAGGGCATTGGCTGCACGGTCTATGACGCAAACCCTAGCACCGGCAAGCAGTTTGGTTGGAGTGAGCCGGCAACCGGGCACCACTTCCAGGGCAACTGTGATGGAATCGTGACCGGCCTGCCCCAGGCGCCCAAGTCGCCGCACATATTGGAGATCAAGACGGCCTCGGACAAGTATTTCAAGGAGATGCAAAAATCTGGCGTAAAGAAAGCCAAGCCAGAGCACTGGGCGCAGATGCAATCATATATGCATTGGTCTATTGCAGAATTCCAAGATGATGGTTGCCAACGCGCCATCTATATCGTGGTCAACAAGGACAACGACGACATCTACACCGAGCGCATTGAGTACGACGCCGCCGAGGTCCAGGCTATCATTGACAAGGCGCTGACAATCATCACGGCTACCGAGCCGCCGGTGGGAATCAGCACCGACCCGACCTGGTATGAGTGCAAGTTCTGTGACTACCACAGCATCTGCCACGGCACTGACGTGCCAAAGATGAGCTGCAGGTCATGCGCCCATGCCACGCCCGAGCTCGATGGCCATGGCCGCTGGACGTGCTCTGCGCACGGCCAAGACCTGCCAACATCTAAGCAGCGCACCGGCTGCGATGACCACAGGTATATCCCCATATTGCTTGCCAAGACCGCTCACCCTGTAGACATGGACAACGACGGGGTTGTGTATGAGATGGCCGACAAGAAGCGCTTTGTCAACGGCAACCCGGCAAAGAACCCAGACCATATTGCTAGCCAAGAAATCCATGCTTGCGCCGACAAGTCAATGCTGGTTGACGAGCAGTGCATAAGCTTGCGCAAACAACATTCAGGAAAATTTGTATGAACACCCCGCCACCCATCCAAGAGATTACCCTGCGGGACTACTTGGCCGCTGCAGCCTTAACTGGTTTGCTCTCCAACGGGGACCGCAAAACAGCGGTTAAAAGTGCGTATGCCATTGCTGACGACATGATTAAGGCCAGGGAAAATGATCCTTCGTGACTATCAATCTAGATCGGTAGAAGACTTGTTCGCCTGGTGGACCAAGCACCAGGCAAGCGACGACATCCCGCTGCTGGTATTGCCGACCGCCGCCGGCAAGTCGGTGATTTGCGCCGAGATTGTGCGCCAGATGTGGGAGCAGTGGCCAGACTACCGGCCCCGCACTGTGGTCCTGGTGCCCAGCAAGGAGCTCGCGGAGCAAAACGCCGCCAAGCTGCAGGCACTGCTGCCGGGTGACATCCACGTTGGCTTTGTCAGCGCAAGCCTGGGTAAGAAGCAACACCACGCCGACGTGATTGTGGCCACCATTGGCAGCATTCACAAGTCAGCGCACCTGCTTGGCGACATCAAGGCCGTGATCATTGACGAAGCCCACCTGGTGGACACCAAGGCCCAGGGCATGTACCGCACATTTCTGGCCAAGCTGGGTGAGATTTGCAAATTCAGGACCGTGGGCATGACCGCCACGCCGTTCAGGGGCAACCAGGTATGGCTGACCGACGGGGATGATCCGCTGTTTACTGGCACGGCCAGCAGGGTCACCATGCAGGAGCTGCTGCAGCAAAAGTTTATTGCGCCCCTAGTCCCGCCGACCGAGCGCATGGCTACCCGCATTGATGCAAGCAAAGTTGGCATTGCAAATGGCGACTACAAAATTGGCGAACTGTCTGACGTGGTGGAAGGCTACTTGAGGGAAGTAGCCAGGGAGGCCGTTAAATTGGCCGCCAAGCGCCGCAAATGGATTGCCTTCACCCCAAGTGTCAGAAACGCTGAGAGTCTTACAAACTACCTAAACCAACTGGACATTAAAGCCGACCTGGTGTGTGGCGAAACCCCCAAACAGGAGCGCCAGGATTTAATCCAAGACTTCCGCGATGGGCATATTGACTGCCTGGTCACCGTGCTGGCTCTGTCAGTTGGCTTTGATGTGCCTGACGTGGACTGCATTATCTGGTGCAGGCCAACCAAGTCGCCGGTGCTGTACGTCCAGGGCATGGGCCGCGGCACCCGCATTGCTGACGGCAAGGTTGACTGCTTGGTGCTTGACTTCACCGACACCGTGGAGCGCTTGGGGCCGGTGGACATTATCAAGGGCCGAGCCAGGATCAAACGCAACACCGACCAAGAGGGGCCGTACAGCATCTGCCCTGAGTGTGGTGAGCGCAACGCCCCCATGGCGCTGGTTTGCACCGCCTGTGGCGCCACGATCCGCGAGGAAGAGGCCAAGCCTATGGACGCCAAGGTGTCCCTGGCCGCGCTGTTGTCGGCCCAGATGCAATCAACCGTCACTTGGCATGACGTGACAAGGGTTGATTACAAACTGCACCGCAAACCTGGTAAGCCTGACAGCATGAGGGTTGATTATTACAGCGGTATTTTGCAGTGCGCTAGCGAGTGGGTGTGCTTTGACCACACTGGTTACGCCAGCCAAAAGGCCGTGGCTTGGTGGCTGCAGCGCAGCTTAGACAACAGTTATCCCAATTCGGTTGCTCGAGCCATTGAAGTTGTAATGGGTGAGCGGCCAGACTATTTGCGAAAACCCCGCCGCATTGCAACCCGTAAAAACGGCAAATTTACAGAGGTAAAAGAATATGAATTTGATTGAATTGAACGCCATCAAAACACATTTGAAACGGCAACTTAAAGACATTGAATCTATCCAGGTCACCTGTTTGGGCTGTGAGCATTTGAAATCTGGCAATAAATGCGAAAAATTTAATGCCCAGCCACCGACTGAATGGTTGCATGGCCCCGTTGATTGTGAGCACTGGACATGGGATGAGATACCCTTCTAGCAGTACGCTAGAATGCCAACACCTTAATTAAGGAGACAACAATGAATAATTGGACACCCCCACCAGGCACCAAAATTGTGATGCCAAGTCTTTTAGTGACAAACGCCAAGTTCAAACCTACCCGAGGCTCTGACGTGCAAGCGACTTGGCGCAAACAGGGCTGGACTGCCCCCAGCGCAGGCTTGCCCCCGCCCCCGCCTGAGAAGGTGGTCGAGCCATTGCGCCGAGTGAGGTAAGCCATGCCAGCATTTGACACATGGAGTCACGAGAACCTGGCCAAGTTTGCTATGGAAGCCTACGCCAAGATGCAAGAGCAAGACGACCGCATCCAGCAGTTGCAAAACGATTTGAAGACCGCGATCAACGCATACCGGGAGTTACTGAAATGACTAACAAAGACGCAATGAAGCTGGCGCTTGATGCGTTGCAATTTGCACTGCATGTGGGGTTTGATGAATCAAGTGAAAGCCAAATCAAAAAAGGCGACAAAGCAGGACAACAGCATCGACAAGCAATCACCGCACTCAAAGAACGATTGGCACAAGAGAAAGCACTTCAAACCTTGCATGAGGAAAATGAACGATTGGGTCTGTATCGGGATGCTTATGGACAGCCAGAGCAAGAGCCTGTGGGTTATGTTTACAGCGAACTGGGTGTAAAAAGTGCAGCCATTCAAAGAAATTTGCCTAACGGAACTCCCCTATACACCCACCCACCACAGCGCATAGAGCCGCCAGCATGGTTTCCTGCTGTTGAGAATATTCTTAATGAATATGGTTTGCAAGCAATAGATTTTGTGGCTGACTTTAAAGCGGCAATGAAAGATGCAGAGCAGCCACAGCGCACAGAGCGCAACTTCTGCCCCCTCTGCGGCAAGCGCACAAACGACATTCACACTTGCACACCACCACAGGAGAACACATGATTGAAGCCATACTCGCCGTGTTTGCGGTTGGATTCCTTGGCGTTGCAGTGGGCGTCGGCGTGGTTTGTGTCATGGTCTGGATGGCGCTCAATGAAGACTAGAGGCGGCGCCAGGCCAGGCAGCGGGCGCAAGCCCACACCCATCAGCGAGTCCAGAGCCATAACGCTGTGGAACCAAGGCGTCAGTAAGAAGGACATCGCCAGGCGCTTTGGCGTGGACTATCAGGTGATCCGGTACTTCTTCAAGAAGAAGCAGATGTTTAGGACATGAACAGCGCGGCTTCGTCCTTGCGGCGGTTCTCAAGCCCTCGGAGCACCTTGCCGCCGGCCTTGCAGTATTGCAACAGCGACGCTATGGCCGCGTCTTTTTCCCCGCGAAGAACCTTCTGACGGAAGGTGCTGCGCTGTAACGTTCCCAGACCAACATTGAAAGCAAAGCTGACGCAAGCATCGAATTGGCCTTGGGTAAGGCTGACAGGAATAAGTTGGCCCACGCCGCGCTCAAAGCGCTGGAGATCGCTTCTGAGAATTCCATCTACTTCGTCGTTTGAAAACGTGCGATTGTCTTCTGGCCGAAGCGGGTAAGCGCCTCTTTGATCCATTGGAATTTTTGCTTGATCTGGGTATAAAACATGTCCGACTCCTATTGTCCAAAGCTGTGCTGGGCACCGATACGCCTTGTAGCGAATGCCCTCATGGTGCTGGATCATCTTGATCGCATCAGCGCTGACGTTCATTTTTTGAACGCCTGCCCGCCAAACCAGAACGAAACGATGCAAGCCCAAATGATCTGGGTTTCATCGTCCCACAGGTGATTGAGCGCCACATCAAAGGCCACGTCTGTGTGCCAAGCGTAATAAAAACCAAAAATCTCCACGAACATAAACATGGCAAACATGCCGTAGGTAATGACGCTACGGGTCGCTGCGCGCATGTTGGTCACCCATTGAGCCGCGCCTTGACCCAGCGCAATATCGTGCGCGTAGAGCGCCTGGCGCTCTTGCATGGCCGTCTGGTTGTTGGTGACCTCGGCGTTGATCTGAATCTGTTCGGTCTGGATGTGCTCGATGCGCTCTTGCGCCTCCAGGCCAGCTTTCTTCAAGGTCAGCTCGCGCTCGGTTTGCATGGCGGCCAGCGCCAGCTCATGCTTCTTGTCAGCGCGGTCTTGGAATAGCTCAAGGATTTTGGGCAAGCCGCCCATGAGGAAGCTGATGAGGGATGAGAACAGGGTCAGCATGCTTAACCTTTCAATTCAAAACTGAGGTTGGGGTGGCGTGGATACTGCACAACGCGCTCGCCCTCGGGGCATTTGTACTTGATCGTTGCCAGTAAGGTTGCCTTGCCTTCAGCAATCTTTTCTTTTCTCACCATGGTGAGTTGGTAGGTAAACGTGTCGATCTCTGGCCCTGCTGGGCCGCTGAATCTGCTTGCGGTGGTGGTGGCCTCATGCACCATGCCTGCTGCGTCCCGAATGCTTGGCGTAAAACTCTCAACAGAACAGTCGTCGCGCTTCTTGATCCGCGCAACGGTGACGTTGATGGGTTGCCCAGCCTCTGCCACGATCTTGAAATGCTCTGGAGACCATTCAAGAATGGCTCTATCGAACCAACCAAATTTATCGGCCAACGTGTAACTGCCGCCCAGTGCGGCAACGCTTGCGGCAACCGCTCCAATGGCTTTGGTAAGGTCGATCATTTGTCGGCTTTGTTGTCGAGCTTGTCGAAAATCTTGCCCAGCATCTCGCGGATGTCGCGGATGTCGGCCTTGTAGTCGTCCCGGTTTACATAGTTCATGGGCATACCGCGCACGTCGCTGTCTAGCCGGTCGATGGCGATGTAGATGCGGTTGAGCGTCCACCCGCCAAAAAACCCGGCGATGGCCACGGCGATGTTGAAGAGTATTTGGTAGTCCATCATTTGCCTGTTGATCCCACACCGCGAATTTCTACGCGGAATGGCGGCGTCAAGTTGTTTTGGTTTGGTTGCTTTGGCGCCAATTGGTTGGGTTGCTCTAAAGCCTTTTCAACTTGCTTAGTAATTTGGCGAGTACGGGCAACTTCAGCAGCTGATTTAGCCCCAGGAAATCTTAAAGTTTGCAAAGCCTCAAGGCCACGCAAAACAGCGCCGGCGGTATTGCTGTAGTTTACGGCACCAGGTTGTTTGACAAGCACGTCCTTGACAGCATCACGCAAGTCCATGATCTCATTGCGGCCTGTTTTGCCAAACATGTAGACCAATTTGTCTTCAGCATCCAGTTGATTGATTAATGTGTTAAGGTTTCTGAAAGAAGGCTGGTCACTCTTTGTGAGCATGTCTTTCATGTGCTGAATTGTTTGACCTTGCAATTCTTTGTAAGCCTGCTGACCTTCTGGTCCGGCCTTTTTAAGCAACTTTGTGACCGTGCGCATTTCTTCCAATGAGCCGTCAAGCACTACATACTTAAACACATCATCAAGCGCCACCTGGCGATCAGCGTAACCGGCTTTTGTGCCAAGCAACTTGTCAACGCGATAGACATCATCAAACTCTTTAGCCAACTGCGCTCTAGATTGACGCGCTTTTTGATACAGCTCACCGCCAGCACCTTCACCCATTTGGGTAATAATATTTTTCATGGGTTTGGCGTTTGCCGAATCTTTAACCGTGCCAATCTGTTGGTAAATGTCTTCAAGCGCACGCACCGAAATTGTGCCAATGCCTTGCGGATCGTTCATTTTTAAAGATTCAGCCACAGAATCCAAAATCGGGTCTAATGTTTTTCGCTGTGTTGGCGTTTTGGTATTGATATAGTCAATCAGGCTTTTATATGGCACTTGTTCTAACGTCTCGCCAGCTTCATCTGCCGTTTTGTACAACGCCTTATATGCGTTATATTTTTTGGTGTATTCGTCATTAAGCGTTTTGTCAACAATTTTACCAACAGCACGCATTTGACTAGGGTCAGCTACTTCGGCGCCCACCTCGCTAGTCATGCGCTCAAAGTTCTGCACAATTGCTTTTTGTTGGTTTGCCTTAAAACCGCCGATCTGTTCGGCCAATTTGGTTTTGGCTTCTGGAGAAATGCCAGTTACCACACCGCGCCCAACTTCTGCTTCAAATTGCTGTTGTGCCAAGTTCTTGGTACGTTCACCAGCTGTTGCAGGGATGTTTAAGCGCTGCAAACGCTCTTGACGCATTAAATCTTCAGCAGTGCTGGCCGCGCCCATGCCAACCATGCCAGGCTGTTCGCGGGTCATCACATTGGCCAAAACATTGCGCACTGGTGCGGTTGCCTGGGTGATAGCAGGGCGAGCAACTGCACCGGCTTGCATTAAAGCGGCAGGCGCCAGAGCGTTTATGCTTGTCCCAACAGACCCTAAAGTTGGTGGCAAAGCTCCAGTAATTGGCTGCAAGAACTCACCCACAGCACCCAAAATTTCTCTGGATGTTTGTGTGCGTGGTTGGTAAAACTGTTCACGTGCTTTAGCAGCCATTGCTTTACCAGCAGCACTTGCTTGCGGAGAACCTAGAGGAGCTGCATTTGCCAATTCACCATATATGGTGGCAAGAGGTGCAGCAATACTAGATGCCAAACCGCCAGCCAAAACGGCTGGTGTTTCAATCACGCCCATAATGCGGTCACGCATAGACACTTCAGGCGCTGCTTTGCCAGTTATGACATTTTCAGCGCCTGGTATTCCCGTTCCAGCACTTAAACCAATGGTCTTGTAAAAGTCCATTTTTGGCATCTTTGCATAAAATTTTTCATGCAAAGAATTGGCCAAAGCAAGGTCTGGCACTGAGTTATATTCAGGATATTCGGCGCGGAATTCAGCAAGGGTAGCCATGATTAAAGTCCTGGTAAGCCCAATGGATTGGTTGGCGTTGCGTTGGGTATACCACCACTACGGCCTGCGGCAGCCGGAGCACCCCCACCGCCATAACCTTCAATGTATTTTTTACCCTCTCTATTGGTAGAAATTTTCATACCTTCAACAGCACGTTCTCTGGCGGCTGCTTTTTGTGCAATTACTTTTTCGCCTTCGCCAATTAAAGGAAAAAACTCTTTAATTGTGTTGGATATTTCAGATGCGCCAAAAGCAGCTCCAGAAGTTTTGCGCAAATAAGCAGTAGCAAAAGCCAATTGTGATTGTGCTAATTTTTGTTGATCTGCGTTTGGCCCAATTAAACCAGTTGGGTCTGCATTAAATGTTGATTGAATTACATTTCCAATACCATCGCCAACACCAAATGGAACCATTTGTGCCAATCCAGTCAAAAGCCCCGGCACAACTGCATTTTTAACAGTGCCTGACTTTTCCAACTGCTTGATGGTATTTTGTGCCTGTGCCATTGCACCGCCAAACATAGCTGCATTGCTTTGGGTTTCGGTCATTGCTGTGCCCTTGCCCATCAATGGCACGCCAGGCGCACCTGCTGCAGGCGGCGCCATACCTGGCCCGGCTGGCCCTGCACCCGGTGCAGGCAGTCTTGCACCAGGCACACCGCCACCAGGCATTGCTGGAGCAGCCGCGGGAGCAGCGCCACCAACAGTGACGGGGAAGGCTTGCAGTGTTCTTTTGTTGACGCCAACAATGCTGCCGTCTTCAGCTTCTTTAAGCTCAAAACCTGGGTTGGCTTTTTCCCATGCAAATTTGCCTTGGTCAAACGCCAATCGATCTCTTGCAATTTTGTTAGATTCAATTTGAGCTGGCGTCATTTGGAAAGCCCCGCTAGTTCCAGGCACTACAGTCGCTGGACCGCCCAAGCCTGGTATCTGCACAATGCCTGTTGGCCCTGCAGTTGTTGAAGGTTTATTTTGCTTAATAAACTCAGTCATGCCTAAAGCGTTTTGGTTTTTCCATACGTTAAACTCTTGAGGAGTTTTTGGAATCTCGGCCAATGCAGCTTCAAGAGGCACGCTAGAAATAGTGTCTTTTAACTGCGGATCGTTATACATTGCAATAGTCCATTGCGCGGCGGCTTCTGGGCTATTGACCTTGCTGAGTTGATCTCGGAACTGAGCGGTTCTAGTAGTAACTAATTCTTGTCTTGTTTTTTGTTGCGTTAGCCCCGCCGTGTCTATGTCAGTTTGCGTTTTTCTGGCAAGCAATCCTTTTTGTTCCATCTCATTTATTCTTGCCAGTTCAGCAGGAATTAGATTGGGCGCAGTTGTTCTTAATTTGTCAACAATTGCCTGCCTCATGTTGTCATAGTTAATTCCTCCACGCGCTGCGCCCATGCCAGCAAGAGTCCCGCCCGCCGGACTAGCGGCTGCTCCTCCGCCCATGCTTCCGCCGCCGCCATAATATGCTCCATAGGCTTGGCCTAGCGCATTTTGGCCTTGCTCTGCACGTCTTGCTGCGCCAAGTTGAAACTGTGCCAAAGCATTTTGCTGTTGCGCGTTTTCAACTTGCGCCATCTGAGCGTACTGCGCCAATTGGTTTGGCACTTCAAGAGGCCGGATACCCAATGCGATAGAAGGATCGAGTGCCATATTTATTCCTTAGCCTGTGTATGTTGATCTGCGAGTCCGGTCGTTATACGCAGCTAACATATCTTGTTGGCCAGCGTAGTTCAAATACGAACCCAAGCCGCCGGTCAAAGCGTTGATCCCGCCAACTGTACCCGCAGCGTTTGCGGCTGCGCCTGATGTCATCAGGTTGCCGACGTTAGACGCCATGTTTTGTCCGGCAGCGCCTACTTGACCCGTGGCCGTCTGGCCGATACCCGCCAAAGCCGCCAAACGGTTGTAGCCTGTGGCTTCACGCGCTACATCGGCGTTGTAGCCCGTCAGCGCTCGGTTGTAGGCGTTCTGATATTCTTGACTGCCCATTTCTTGGCCGAAGCGTTGTGCGGCTTTCATAGCCCCGCCAGAGATCAAGCCACCCCTTGCGGCAGCGCTTCGATCCAATGCCTTCTGGCCTTCGGACAATCGGAACGCATAGCCTGGGTCTTGGCCTAAATCAACTCTGCCGGTAAACGCCCCCGGCATCATGTTGCGCTGTGCCTCAAGCTGGGGCAGCGCACGCACGCCAGCTTGACGGAATGGCTCTTGTAACGCGGCTTGATCTCTAAATTGTTGGTATTGCAAATCAGCCGCACGGCTTGCGGCGGCTGCTTGCGCGCTGCCGGCCTGTTGGGCTGCGTTAGAACCAAGCAAAGAACTGCCCAGCATGGCCGCAGGCAGCATCCAACTAGACCCCATTCCAGCGCCAGTTAAAGCATTGACACCCGCAGCGCCGGCAGCCCCCGCTCCAGCAGCCCCAGCAGCGCCGCCAGCAGTCAACCCCGCAATCGCATCGTATGCAGCCAGATCGGCAGCGCCCGCTCCAGCAGCGCCCGCTCCAGCGCTGCCAAAATACTGCATCGCGGCTGGCCCACCATAATAAATTGCCGCAGCTATAGCGGCTGCTTTAGCTGCGTCGCCCCCGCCGGTCTTCCAATAATCGTCCAGCGTTCCCGCTGGATTTTGAACAAATTTGGTTGTTGTATCAGATAACGTGCCAATGGGGTTGTTAAGAAACTGTTTAAAAAAGCTCATGCTGCTCTCCTTAGGTTACTTCACGGCCACTGACGCGCATGTTGATCGCTGTGGCAGTGCCTGCAATGGTGCTGATGAAGTCGCCCACACCCAGCACCTGGCCCACCAACTCGGGGAAAGTATAGACCTCAGACGCTTGGAGCGTCTTGGTCTTGGTGATCAAGTTGGCGTTGCCGGCTGACCCAGACAGAGTGACCAAGTTGACGCTAATGGTCGCAGCGCTGCCGCTGTAGTTGGTCGCGGTAAATTTGTCGATGATGGCTGTGACGCCAGTAGCGGTGTACTGGGTTGTTTGGCTGTTTTCAACATTCTTGGCCGGTACAAGGACTTTGACGGTGACTGTCATGGGTTACTCCAGTAAAAGGCAATTGTTAGCGGCAGCTTGCATGATGACCCAATTAGTGCCGTCAGACACCATTGTCGCCCAATTGCCTGCAACTGCCAAGAGGATTGCGGTGCCCGCCGCCCCACCCGCTCGCGGGACAACATTACTCGACGCTGACACCAACGTCTGGGCTTGGTAGTTTTGAAAGGTCAAGTACCCACCAGGAAATGTGGACGCAGTTGGTAAGGTTACTGTACAGGTCGAGCCTGACTTATTGTTGATGTACCAATTGCTGGTGCCCACTGTAAAGTCTGCTGTTACAGTCACTGGCACGGTCGACAGCGCTGCAATAGATGCGTTGACTGCGCCGATGTCAAGAATGGGCTGTGATTGCAGCCCTTCGATCTGTTTTTGCATTTCGGCAATTTGAGACACCAAAGCGGAACAGCAGTCGGTCAATATGTCAGGAACTGGTAAGGTAACAACTGGCGGCAGCGTTTGCAATTCTTGATTGACCGCACGAAGCGCGGCGTCATAGGACGCAATTAAGGATATTGAGTCGGGGCCAAGGCCACCATCATCCACCACATCAGTCGCAATGTCGTTGAGCGACAGAAAGAACAAGTACCATGCCCGGTCAATCAACCCGGTGCGCGGATCGATCAACGGCACCCTGGGGGGTGTGATGGGCGTTGGATTTGCGTTTGGGCTAGGCATTGGTTGGGCTAATAATCAACTCGGCCCCCATGATGGCCACTTTGACCGGGTCAGTCATGGACAGCTCATAGACGCGATCCCGCAACTTGACTGTCATGCCCAGCCGCCGCCAAAATGTCCGGTGGCCATACGCGCCAATTCTGCCAAGTGGTGACCAATGCTCATTTGACCAAGTGTGACCGCCATCGTCCGACCAGCGCAACATGGCTTCGGGCTCGTAGCCTGGTGCAGCAGGGTATGAATTGGTGACAATTTCATAGCCTGTAATGTCAGTGTCTGATAATTCATATTGCCCAAGCGGTTCAAAACCATCCCCGGCTTCAGTGGTCAATATGTCGCCTGATTGAGTGGCCAAATAGGTTTGCACATATTGAGCTACAAGATTTAACCCCGACTCAGTATCTATGTTTTCGCTGGCGTATGCTGGGTATAGGTTTAACCCTACGCCTGTCTCACAGTCTAATTGCAAGCTGTGATGGGCCGTGCGTTTGAGGTTGTTTTGCCCCGTGGGCAGCGCCCGCCAAGTGCGCAGCCATTTCTGAATCTGGCCATTGTCGGCGTACACGTCAAGGTCAAAAGCATAGATGTTGCCGTTTGCAAAATCGCCCACAACAATTTTGTTGTTGAACGCCATCTGGCAGTTGCTGCGGTGCCGGGTAAACACGCCTTCGGCAAAGCCCGCCCGTTCATGCCAGGCTTGAGTGGCGGCGTCGTACACCCAAGTGGTGTTGGCCGCAGGAAAAATTAGAACGTAAAAGCTGTGACCATCTTGTTGATACGTGTACGCAATGGCGTCCGACATGTCGGTGTATTGCTGAATTTGCCACTCAACCGCATGGGTTGAGATGCGTTGGCCTTGGTATCCGTTAGCCCGGTAGACGATGCCTTGCCCCCGGCGATCCCGGCCCAGCCAGAAGAGGCCATTGTCCATTTTGGCGATAGAGTAAGGGGCCGCGCAACCAAGTTCGTTAAACGCGCCTTGAATGCGTTGCAGGGGAAAGTCTGTAGCGCCTGAGTCGTACCAAACCTCAATGCTGTTTGTGCCAAAGGCCCAGACTTCGCGGAAGTTGGACACCACGGCCAGCAAGCCGTCGGGCGAACCTTCTGTGCTGGCAAATTCCAACGGGTCAATGGATGTGCCATCCAAAAGGGTTGTGACCCACATCTTTTGGCTATTGGGTTCGTTAAATACAAAATAGCCGTCCAGATAGCAGACCGTCACCGCGCCGGGAAAGTCAGGGTCAGTGATCTGGCCAAAAGCGTTGGTGGTGTTGTTGTAAATGTAGCTGGGGCCGTTGGCGGCAATAAACAATTGCGTGCCGTTGTCGGCCATGCTAACCGGCCCAGTGCCGGCCACGGTGCCGATCAGCGTGGGCGTGTAGGTGTTGTTGATCTTGTAAAGTTGGGTGCCTGACACCACAAACCCTATTCCGTCATTGGGTGAAAACGCCCACAGACCACGAACCGGCCCGGTGCCCATTGTTGACAAAAGAACCAAGCCTGGGCAACGCTGCAAGAACGCAGGCTCTTTGCCGCCTTCGGGTATGACTTCTGGAAACAGATTGACCATGCGGGCATTCGCAGCGTTGATGCTGCGGGTCACATAGGTCGATCCAAGGATGGGCGTTTTCATTAAGCCGCAACTGCTTTGATAACGGCAAAGTTAAAAACTGGTGTTTCTGTTGTTGTGCCGCCCGTGGTGCGAAATGTAATGTTGAAACTACCCGCCGCCACTGCAGTGACCATTAGGTCGTACAGGTCAGTACCTGATTTTTGATTCAAGATGATTACGTCAGTTGCCGCCACGGTGCTGTTGGTTACAGTAAAAGTTGCGGCAACAGTAGTCCCCGCTGCGCTAAATAAAGTAATTGCACCCGTTGTTTTGTTTAGCGTTACGCCTGTGGTGCGGCTTGTTATTTGCGTAACCGCGCCGCCAGCGCCTGTGGCATAACCCACGCCAGCCGTGCCCGTGGACACAATAGTGCCCGTGGCGGTTAGGCTTGTACCCGTGGCCGCGCCAATGTTTGGCGTCACCATTGTTGAATTGGTAAACAACAACGCATTGGTGACTTGCTTAGTTGTGCCCCCTTGGACAATTGGCAAAACATCACCAACGGCAGCAGCAGTTGCGACGGGGAGGGAGGTGATTGCAATGGTGGCCATGTTAGTAGTTTCCTGCGTAAATGTTAAAACGTTGACGGGTGGCGATTAGCGAATACGGCATTGACATGATGTCGTCAGGATTGTTGATGCGCTTTAGATTGCGTTTGCTGGTCATTGCAATGCGCTGCACCTGGGGGCTGGGCTCAACGCCAAACTCAGGCGCAAACTCCATGGCTAGGTTGTACACAAAAGCCCGTAGATACCCAGGCGGGAACAAAATGTTGGTTGCCAAATTGGCCGGCTGACTTAGCTCTTGCACGCTGACAAAGTGAAACTCCAGCAGACGTGTGGGGCGCGGGTAGATGTTGATCGTAACGTCTGGGTAGGTCATGTTGACAAACATGACTTGGGGAAAGGTTGACGTCACGGTCTTGACCGCGATGCCGTTGTACTGTTGCTGATTGATTAGCTTGATGCCATACGACACTCCGGTGCCGGGGTCTTTGAAGTAGGTGGCGTCGTCAACCAAAACAGGCCGCACGGCGGTACCGTTTAGGCGCACTAAGGAACCGGTGGGGCCAAGGGTTTCTTCAATGGAGCCAACCGGCCAATTGACGATCTGATCGATGGTGCAAAAGACAGACAGACGCTCGGTATTCCAAGAATCAATCATCTGGTTGAGCGCCATCAGCGCATCTTGAGACACTGATGCCGCTGGCGTTTCGCCCTCGGCCAGCACACCCAGCAGCCGCAGCGCTCGGTTGATCTGATCGGCAGCAGAGTAGGTGGCCATCTTTACGCTCCTAGTTCGACCGCCTCAACAGTTGGACGGCCACGTCTACGTTTTACTTCCTGTGGAGCCGCCTCTTCAACATCGATTGGCGTGTCAAGAGTATAGCGTGTCCAACCATTTTGTTCATCTGCTACAGCTTCAAGTTCCATCGACGCAATCT